GAGAACGGCTCTCCGTGCGTCTGAGAAGCCTTTAGAGATGAGGTACTCCTTTACCAACGTCTCAAATGCCGTGCCTTTGGCTTTGTGCTTGTTACCCATTACAAGACCTCTTTTGCTTTTATGATGTACGGAGATAGGTCCTTACCAGCATCGTACGCCTGTACGATGTCAAACAAAACTTGATACGCCTTTGTCTTTCTTACTTTATCAATACGAAGTTTTTCAGGAAATTCGGAACGGTATCTCCAATGAACGTACACTTGGCAGTTTTTTCTTTTAGTGGTCAACCTAAATACTTTTCCGTTGTCATGAAGACCGCTCAAGGTTCCAGAAATATGACCATGGTGTTTTTGCACTATTGGTTGAAGTTCTTTCCACGTCATTCCTTCCTTGTTTGCCTTGAGCAAATGATTTAGTACCTGTTGTTCAAACTCCATTGTCCAACACTTCCCATTCTGCTTGACTGAAGCCTCTAATGCGTCCGTCTGTTTCAATGTACACCCATGTTGGAGCATCAGGGTCACACCCACACCCAGAGATTTGGCGAGGGTTATGTTCCACTATTGTGCCGCACTTTAAACACTTTACTTTAATCATGGCTGGTATCGGTGCAGTCGTCGGTCTTGGGGTGCTGTGCTAATACGACGACTCAGTTCCCTTGACAGGATTTGAGTGCCACGTTCACATCGTTCAAACACTGATTCTACCAGTTTGCGATACGCCCTTGCACCAAGGTGCTTGTCCTGCATTTCCAAGACTTGTGTATCGGTATCACGACGTGCTTTAGCAAGAGTAACCGTGTCTCCCTTTTCTCCGCTCCATTGACCAATCAAGGTTTGTGCTTCCATAAGCCGCAGGTTGTTGGCACAACGTTCTTCGTCAATCTCTGCCACGACAAGTTCGGTCTTTGAATACGACAACCACGCCATGAACTCTGAGTACTTGTTCATCAGGTCTGAGTCCGACAACTCGTCAAGGTTCTTGGGAATGTCGGGCACAGCGCCAATCGGCCTATCAGGAAGATTGAACTTCTCCAAGAAGTTCTTCATTGCTTGATTTGTTTCTTGCGTTAGTTCCGTGAACATCGTTCCTCCAGCATACGTCCTTGTACGGACATTGTTTACAGGTTCTGTGGTCTTTTTCCGCCCACTCAGGTCGGTCAATCAACGTACCGTCTGCTAGGTGTTGTTTGACCAGTGCTGCTGCCGCAAGGATGTGTTGAATGAGGGCAGGTTGGTACTTGACCTCAAACTCCTTGCAGTCTTGTGTTGCCTTCCATTCGTACAAAATGATGCCTTGGTGAATACCAGTCACATGCATGTACAGGTTTATTTGGCGAAGATGTGTGATGAATGGTTGGCGAATTCTTTTGAATAACTCTATGTCTGTTATCTCTTTTGATTCATATTGTTTGTACAAATCAACGTTTTCATAGCGTACGGTTCCCGTTCCTACGCTTTTGATTTCAAGGATTGCTTGACCGTTTGCATCCTCAATCAATCCGTCTGCGGTTCCCATGATGTGGTGCGCTTCGTCAAAGATTGGCAACTCGCTTTGCTTCATTATGCCAGAACGCTCAAGCCATCCCTGCCACTTGCTGTGAATCATGTGACCAGTAGCAAAAATGTTTAGCGTGGTAAATCCGTATTGTTTTTCTTTTTCTTCTTCAATGCCATGTATCTTGTACATGGAGGCACGTGGACACCAATCACGTTTACAAATCTCACTTGGATGCAAGTACTTAGTATCTCGTTTGTCAGTGTGTTGATTGTTCTCTACTGCCGCTTGTGCCGACACAACGGGAATAAGACGACCTTTTACCCTGAGACCAGTTTTGATGCTGTCTAGGTCAGCCTTGCTCAATTCAACCATTGAAGTATTCCATAAAATCGTCTTCGTACATTGTGATAAAGCGTACTCCGCCTATCTCAACTTGCATCACTGGTATGCGGTCTTCCATCAACGCCTGTTTACGTAGTTCGTTCATGTCTTTTACCTTGATGGAATACTGTTTTACGTTGTCCGTAAACTTGTTCTCAATTAAAAGGTTATTAGTTCTAACGTCGTTCTTTCGTAGCCAACCAGCACCAGAGCCTGCGTTCCTGCTTCCTTTGTAGCGGTCAGCAGTTTGTTTTTCCTGCTTACGTGACTTTTTAAGTCGTCGCTTTCGTTCCCCGTCGCTTCCAAACAACATTAGGCGGGTACTGTCAGATTAAAGTAACCAAATGCTTGCTTCTTAAGTTCACGTTGCAGTTCAACGTCTTCACGAATTGCCGCTGTCAGTGCGTCCTTGCCTTGCCATTTCTGTTCGCCAAACGAGTAGTAGGGACCAGAGCGTGTGATGAGACCCACGGCAATACCAATATTCACCACGTCTTTAACGGTGTCAAACTCTCCCAAACGGAATCCTCCCGTACTGGTGAAATAGAAGTCAACTACTGCGGTTTGTTGTGGACGGTACGTCTTGTTCTTAATGGTGCGAGCCTTGATGGTTTGTCCAATGGCTTCGTCTTTCTCCTTAAGCCATTCATCACGCTTGACTTCAACACGACTGAAATAGTGAAAGTTCTTTGCTTTGCCGCCTGGAGTGGTGCGGTTGTCTCCCCACATGACGCCAATCTTTTCACGCCATTGGTTGATGACAAGACCAGTGCAAGCCCTGTCTTCATTGATGAGAGAACGGCGCTGTGCTTTTGACGACTTACGAAAGAACTTTCCCGTCAAACGAGCGCCCAAGCCAACGGTGAAATCTTCCATCATCTTTTCAGCCTCGTCTCCAGGAACCAATGAGGGCAGTGAGTCAATGACAATCATGTCAACTGCACGGTTATCAAGAGCCTTAATGATGAGGTCGTATACCTGTTCCATCACGTTGGTCTCCACTACCCACAATCGGTTAGTGTCTACACCAATGGCTCGTGCGTATTGAGGAACGTATGTCTCTGCGGCAATCCACAATGCGGTAAAGTCAGGATTGATTTTTTGATTGGCAGCGATGGTTTTGTACGCCAATGCAGTTTTGCCCGACGACTCTTCTCCGATGATTTCTGACCACTGGTTCAAGGGCCAGCCACCGCCAAGCATCAGGTCAAAGGCAAGGATGCCCGTAGTGATACGTGGTACGTCTTCTTTGATTTCAGAACCTTTAATTAATACGTCATCTCCATACTTCTTAGAAACGGCGGCAACGATTGATTCCAATGATTCGTAGTCTCTCATGTTGTGCTCCTTATGCAACCCAGTTTACCTGCGATGCTTGGTCATACAACCCGTTCCAACCACAATCAAAACAATGTGGTGCGGGTGCTGCTCCGTGAATCATACTATTTGCACCCTTACCAGTGCGGCTAAATACATTCCTACTACCGCAACTTGGGCAAGTCAAATGTCCGTCACGCCTCATGGCTTCCCCGCCTTTCCAAAGACGTATTGCAGTCCCCATTCCAATCTGTGCATCTGGCGCAACGTTCTCAACAGGAGCCTGTGGTGCTGGTTGTTGCGACAAAAGCGGTCTATTGCTATATGCCGCTGGGTTTGGGTATGTCGGTTGTGGAGCGGGTTTCTCACCCTTTAATTTCTTAGCCCACCAATCACTCATCGCTTTTAGTCCACTCTTCCAAAGTTTCCTCGTCAATTACAATAGATATGTTTCCGCTTTCCAAAAGTCTATTGATTAGCGACATGCCATAGGCGACAAGAACGGGAACCAATTCTTCTTTTGGAGTACCTAGTTTATCGCTTTTTTCCAATAAATCAAGCATCCATTCCGCAGACTCCTGCGTGTTATCAGCAATACCTTGACTAACAAACAACGCCCACCTGCTGGCAATGTCAAACGTTTCGGCATCGGCAACGTCCTTTGATGGTGTTGAAAACCCCATGAAGTTGGCAAAGTCTTGGCCTTGGGCAATTGACAACATTAGATAAAATAATCTTTTATCTGCAACGGTGCTTTCCATATTTATTCCTTTGCCTCCGCCCAACTCTTTGCGAATTGATACGAAACTTTGATGGGAACCTTGTCTAAAACGCTACCGTCTCCCATTGCTTTTAGAAACGGTTTAATTATTGTTGATGTCTCATCTTGTTCTACAGTAGCCACAAGTTCATCGTGTACTTGTACTACCAATTTTACACTCGTATTCCTCATGGCGTGATAAACATTGACCATTGCCTGTTTACAAAGGTCAGCGGCTGTTCCTTGCACAATGGCGTTCACTGCCTGACGCTCTGCCCGTGAGCGCAATTCACTGTTCGGTGAACGAAGGTCGGGAAGACGACGACGCCTACCATACAACGTACTGATATACCCATCCTTACGGGCTTTTTCTACGAGAAATCGTTTCCACTCCGTAAGTTCTGAAAACGTCTTGTAATAATTGCTAAGAATTTCTTGTGCGTCTTTTTCCGAAATACCTGTGACACGGGCAAGTTTTATTGACCCGCCACCGTATGCGGTTAAGAAGTTAACACCTTTTCCAATTTGTCGTTCTTCCGAAGTAACATCACCTGGCTTTTTCTTAAACACAGCAGACGCCGTTGCCGTGTGAATGTCCTCCTCGTTGGCAAACGTGTGAAGCAACCGACTGTCTTGACTAAACATTGCCATGATGCGTAATTCAATTTGGTCATAGTCGGCAACCAGCAACGTGTTGGTTTCGTTGGCGACAAACAACTTACGAATGTTTGATGTTCGTGGAATGTTTTGAAGGTTGGGGTCTGATGACGAAAGACGACCAGTGGCTGTCCTGTGTAAATGAAAAGATGGGTGAAGGCGGCTTTTGTACAACTTAGGCAACAAACCGTCTACATAGGTGCTCTTAAGTTTTTGTAATTCCGCCCAAGACAACAACATGGGAACAACGGGATGTTTGTTTTGTAAACTCTTCAACGACTCTTCGTCAACTGATGGCGCTCCCTTTCCCGTCATCTTGTATGGTTTTAGTCCAAGACCGCCTTCGGACTTCTTAGAAAACAAGAACGTCTGTTTATGTTTGTTGGAGTCGGGGTTAAAACCAACTGGAGCATATGAAAGAATGGAATTAAGAGTGTCCTGCATCTCCTTGTCCAACTCAATGCCGAGTGCCGTTAGGTTGGTGGCGTCTACGGGAATACCTTCGTTTTCAACGTGCATCAAAACTTCCAACACGTTGTTGTCAAGTTCCAATGCTTTGGTAAGGTCGGCGTGAGCACGAACCTTTTGAATCAATCGTTTGTACAAAAGCCATGTCCAACGTGCGTCCCTGTGTACGTAAAGGGCGGTGGCATCAAAGGGAGTTGTTGATACGGTATTACCTAACTTGCCTCCGTTTTCATACGCTTTGTGACCACCGTAGTTTGTTTCAATCAAAGTTTCTAATGCATAGTTAGAAAGACTTTCGTTAACAATGTGTTGAGTAACCATTGTGTCAACGTAGGGTCCTGGTGGTATCTCACCGTAGTACTTTGAAATTGACCGAGCGTCAAACTTGACGTTGTGTCCAACCTTTACAAGGTCGCTAAAGAAAAGAGGGCGAAGTCGTTCAAACACGTCGCTTCGTGACAACTGTTTGGGAGGCTCTCCGTACACAGCAGGTTTTACATAACGAGCCTTAGCCATTGACTCTTGACCGTTTTTCAACACCTTGCGAAAGCCTGTAGGAGGAACTGTGCTCCCGTCTCCTACCTCTTCTTTTTCTACAATCATTCCAATCCTGTGCCCCATTGGAATTGCCCACGACCTTCCGCTGGTGGCAATACCTATCCAAAACACTTCGTTACGTAATGGGTTAACGGCAACGTCTTTCAGGTACTGGTCGGTAAGGTTGTCGTGTGCCCGTTGAAGAATGTCGGGGTTTTTGTTCTTCAAACCTTTGATGTGTGCTTGGAAATCCTTTTCCAAATGTTCCATAAGGTCGGGGTGATGCTCCAACGTGGTTTGCGTTTCCACGTCAAAGGCAAAAGCCCCGACCCCACGAACGACTTCAATTAACTCGTCCAGTTCTTGGAGAGTGCTTACGACGGGAGGAATTGAACTCCCCATCGGCTACTTACCGAGGTCTTCTGAAGCAATTGCCAAAAGTTCGGCGTAGGTCGGAACCTTGATGATGGACGAGTCGTACTTCTCTTCCTTGTGCTTGGCAAGGACGGTTTCGGACAGTGGTTCAATCTTCCACTCTTCAGCAATGTCACGCTCACGAATGACCTGCAAGTTGTACGACGTTGTTGCGCCCTTACCAGTGCGACTGATTGCCCAGTAGTGCTTGGTCAATGGACCAGTTTGCGGAGCCTTGTTCAGGTTGCGAAGTTGGTCAACTACACGTGGTCCAATTTCCAACGAACGCAGTACCGATGGTCCACCAACGCTCATCAGCAGGACGTTGAACGCTACACGCTGTGAAGGACGATTGCCAAGTTCGCAAATTGGGCAACCACGCTCTTCCAATTCACGGATGCACACAAACGACTTCTGTCCGTCACGCTCCACCCAGTGTTGATGCCATGCGGCGTACGGCTCGTCCTCAATGAACTTGATGACTTGTACGTCCTCGCTGACCTTGAGGCGCTGTGCGTAGTTGGAGTCGGTGCTCTTAAGTGCATCAACTTGTTGCCAACCGCCACGCAACAGTTTGCGTTCAGTTGCAACAGCAACAGGAGAGTCTTTCTCCGTGTTGGGTGTCATTTCATCTGTGTTGTAATTCCTTGGCATGTTTTCTTTTTTCCTTTGTGTGTTTATTGGGGCCATTGCTCTTTAATGTGTTTTCTGAAGCCGTTCCAATCTGCATTGTAAATGTCATGTATCTTGAAACGGTCTATTGCTTCCACTAGGAACTCTACCTGCTCTAGACTGTAAAGTCTCCTACCTTTTGAAGGTTTTTCTGGAAGTTGTTGCTTGGTGGGTTTAGGTGTTCGGTACTTGGCTTTTGGAATCCAACCCCGATGTTCCCACACCCGTAACGTTGATGGTCGTTTTCGCAATGCAACGGCAAGTTGACCAATGGTAAACATCTGCACTTCCTGTCCGTTTATGATATACCGTTTTGGCTTAGCGCCATT